GAACCGGCTCCAAATGTTACAGGATAATACTTATTCATATCCATATAAGCATTTATAAGTTCTTTATCCTTCATATCCTCTTCACCAGCAAATTTTCTAAACTTCTTTAAATTTTTAACCAATTCTTTTTTGGAAATACCTTTAAAGTTAGTTTCAATCATATTTTCAATTGCCCTACGTAAAGCCAATGGTGAGTGTCCTCTTGCAGTAACTATTGAGAAAATTGAACCTCCATTAACCGCTTCCACAAAGTCATCCCATGCTGGTCCTTCTTTTGCCATCATTGAATCAATGATGAACCTCTTATCCCCCTTGGTTCCAAAATTTCTGAACGGGTCGTCAGCAAATCCAACAACAGTCTTTTTCTTATATTCAAAAGGTTCAACTCCAACCTTAACACGATATTCCGCAAAGTCTTCAGTTGACATACCAACTTCTTCATTATCTTCTGTACGAAGTATTATTTGCGTCGGCATTGTAAGAATATTATCATCCCAATCAAAAGCATAATACTTTAAATCAGGTGTTATTTCTTCATCAAATTCTTCTACTAAAAATATTTTCATATCTATAAATATTATGTAAAATAAAAACCCCCACTTTCGTGAGGGTTTTAATATTATTTATCGTCTTATTAAATATTTTCAAACGATGCTCCTGTTGGAGTTATTAAGAACTCAATGTCAATAAATTCAAGAGCTTTAGTTGGTTTGATATAAATCTTACCTACTAATTGGTTAGCGTCTAAATCTTCAGGTGTGTTTTGAACAGTTACTCTGAAGTCATACAAACCTCTGTCTCTACGAATAGCATCTAAGATTGGGTTAACAGAATCTAAGAACTGTTGTCTTACCAAACTATCGTTTTGTTCAAACAATAATCTTACTGCCACCGCTGAAATTAACTTACGAGCTTGTAACAACAATCTTCTTACGTTAATTCTGTCAAGAGCTGATTGTCTAATTTGAAGTGTTTTGTTACCCCAAATAACTGTTCCAACATCGTTGAAAGTTGCGATTGGGTTGATTCTTCCTTTGTAAAGAGTGTCTCTGTCTTCTTGAGTTAATCTCTTACGAGCTCTGATAGCGTTTACAACACCTCTTGTGTAACCAGCAGTTGCAAACCAAGGGAACGCTATATTATCTGTTAACGCTAAGTTACGAGTAACTTCAGCAGTTGACGGAATATAGATTTGAGTATTGTTTACTGTGTCACGAGTAAGAACCCATGGGTAGTAAGTTGCGGTGTAGTTAGAATCAATTGCTGTGTTTTCAAGATTATCAACAGCTTCTTGTGGATAGATTAAGTTATCCATTGAAGTTGATGGTTGTAATAAGTTAAAGTCAGGAGTTGTACAGATATAGATAGAATCCGCTCTGTCGCTTTCAACAATACCTATTGTCGATTCAACTAATGCATTGTTATTAACATAATCAATACCAGGTGTTACTAAAACATTAATGTTAGTAATTTCAGGATTTGCAAATGATTGAGCTCCTAACAAGTATGCGTAGTAGTCAGTATTTGCGTAGTCAACTGTATTATCACCAACAGTAATTTGTTTAAATGCTCCCCATCCTGTTGCGTCGGTGTACGGAGCACAAGACGAAGCACCTTGTTTATAACCTGAGTTTCCTAATTGGAATCTATCAGCGTTTGTTCTATATTCTCTATAGATATCCCATCCGTCAAAACCACCTTGTACCAAGAAAGTAAATTTACGAGAGTATAAAAAGTAATATGGATTAGTTTGTGAAGTAGGTTCAGAACTAAACGAACCAGCTCCAACATCAAATGCCGTTTGACCACTACTTTGATAAGTGTTTGCGATTGTAACAGCAGTTGCTCCTGAATCCATATGGAAACCTCTTGTAACATTTGGCCAATACACATGTGAAGGTTCAGTACAAGTTGTTGTTATTGGATTTGGCATTCCTTTATATTGGAAAAAGTCTGGGTCATAACCAGGTGAATCTGATGAATACGCTACCGCTGAAGAAATACCTAAGTAAGTTCTTCTTATATTATCACCTGGACTAACATTACGATTAGAACCTCCTGTTGAATCTCCAAATGGAGGATTGTATATAACCTCACCAGGATAATCATATTTTGTTTTAAATATTTGGAATGGTGATTTTGCTCCTGAATAAGTTCTTGTTACAAAACCTTCAAAACCACATGGTAATGCGTCTACTGGAGCTTCTTGGTTAACCTCAACAAAAATGAATTTTGACATTACTGCATATTCACCATCGGATGAACCAACTTTTTTAGCTATATAGTTGTTTTCTGCCGGGTCCAAACTACAGTTAGTAAATTTCTCTAAAACTACAGGATTTGAATCTGTGTCAAAGAAACTTCTTACAATTAAATCAAATGTACCATTATTAAATGATATGTTAGCAATAGAAACTTTAATTTCAATATTTGCAGAATTACCATCAGCAATTGTATAAACTTTGAATAATCTATAAACTAAATTACCTCTTAATTCTGAAACAACCCAAGGAGATTCAGGAGTTTGGTATTTTTCAAGATAAAAACCAATAGAAGATTGACTGTTATTTCTTGCTTCAGATAAAGCAGTTAACGAACAATTTAATCCTCTTATATATCCTTTATTATAACCGTAATTTAATAAAGTTGGATATCTTTCTTCAACAAATAAAGGAACTTCTTCTTTATCTTTGGCAAAGTTCTCAACACCAAATACTTTAGATATGTAATTAGCATTCGATGGTTCAAAAGAAGTTTCAAATTGGAAATTTGAGTTATCATAAGTAACCCCCGAAATTAAAAATGTACTAAATGGATATTTAGTTACTCCTGAATACGCTCCTGTACAAATCATTTGAACCTTTGAGGTTCCAGTTACTTGATAGTCAGGACCATGTTGAGTAGATGAATAGTTACTAATACCTCTTGAACGTAAAGTTGCAATAATTAAATTATTATAACCCGAATAAGTTAAACCTGAAAAATTGTAAATATTACCTGTTATACTACCACTATAAGAACCTGATGTACCAGTAATAATACTAATTCTACTGTAAAAAGAATAACCAGTATAATTTTCACCTGATGTTGGAGGTGTAAATGTTGCATAATACCACACATCATTAACATCCGCACAATAATCAATACTAGACGCACTTATTGAATCAACACCAAACACATTAGTAGATGCTGAATATCCCGCAACAATGTTAGCGGTGACTTGAGCGCCAGATACCGCACCAAAATAATAAATTGATGATGCCGATGAACTTGGTGTACCAATTACACCAGCAATTTGTGCTTGTAATTGAGTGTAAATTGTTGAGGTACCACCATTATAAGTTGTATAAGGTGTTGTAGAATTTGTAATTCCTGCAGGTAATCCTGTAATGGTTACTGTCGCAGTTGATGCGGTTGTTCCTGTAAATGTTGAGGTAAATGATGTAGGGGTTCCCGTTAACGCAACTGTATTACAATTAACATTTGCAACTGTTTTAATTGACCATGATGGTCCTGCGTCATAACCCGATAATCCTAATACTCTTGTAACAAACAATTGGTTAGATTGTTGTAAATATGATTTAGCGATGTACGCTGCTTCATACTTTGGTATCTGTGTGTTCACAAATTTTTCAGGAGTTGTTCCACCGAAATAGGTTTCAAATTCCCCGTAGCTTGAAAGGAATATTGGTTCAAATGCTGGACCTTTTAAGGTTTCTCCAACAATACCCAAGGTAGTAATCCCGACACTTTGTGAAACAAAAGATAAATCTCTTTCTGATGTATATACACCAGGTGAGACGAAAACTTTGTTTGATGTTGCCATTTTTATTTTAAATGTTTTTAAAAATTTATTTTATTGATAAATATTGTGTTTTTAACCAAAAACTAATAGGTTTAACAACTATTTATCTATTGGTAGGAATAAATTCTACCTTTTTTCTACCTTGAAAATTAAGAATATTAAAATATCCCCTGAGAGCCATGAAACACTAAAAACCTATTGTAATAAACATGGTTATAAAATTCATAAATTTTTAGAAAAATTAATTAACGA